ATCTAATAAATTTAGCAGTTGAAGCTGGAGATACATAAATATATACTTTTGAATTTGTTAATTCTGGGATAAAATCAATTAAATGTTTATAAGGATTAGCTGTGTCAGATAATAATAATACTTCTTTATTTTTTAAAAAATCATATTTATTATTTACTAGCATTTTTAAACAAACTACTAATAATATTTAAAAACAAAGAAAACCCTAAGCCAGACAATATGCCAATATTGTGATCAAAACCTGTTTGAATACTAAACTTTAGCAATAGAGCCATAAACAAATGATAAACGATAAAAATTACTGCTTTGTACATAACATACAGTCTTGCACATTTTTGTTGGAAAATCAACTTAGAAAAAAATATTTCTCAGAACTTGAAATTTTGTTTTGTATACTAGTATACTGGCGTGCGAAGCATGCCGAAAAAACTAATCATACATAAAATACCTTGTATACTAAGCATACTAAGCATACTAGTGTTTGATATCAAGAAAGAAAATAGTGATATACTTATTTTATGAAAATCATAGCAATTGTAGAATCTGACGATTACAGCGGAGCTGCAATTGTTGACCCAAATTATATTACTATTACAAAAATTAGTGATTTTTATTTAGCCGCTACAAGATGCTTGTTTAGTGAGCTTCCAGTAACTTCAGAAATTTCTGAAGAGCAAGCAGAAAAGTTAATTGCCAATGGTGTAAAATGTTTTGACCTTGATGAAACAAATGAACCTGTTAAAAAAAACAAACAAAAGAAAGATTAACTTTTAATGAAAAAAATTAGTTGGTTTACCCCTAGTGCAACTGATGTCAGCGGTCTTAATTGGTATTCTCAAGGCTACACCGTTGCTGCTTTGCAATTGATTTCTGCTCTCCGTGAAAAAGAAGTTGCAGTTTTTTACAATAAAAATGAAATTCCATTTCATATTAATTTTTGTCAGCCATATTATTATCAACTAACTAATTATTACAAAATTGGTTATACACCCTGGGAATCTACAAAAATTCCAAATGGCTGGATCTTTAATATGCAAACCCAAGATGAAATCTGGGCTACATCTAATTTTGTAAAAGAAATTTATTTGGCTAACAAGGTTCATACAAACATTCATGTTATCCCTCATGGGATTAGTGATGATTTTAAAATTATTGACAGAGAGATTACTGGGACTTTTAATTTCTTGCATGTTGGAGGCGATAGTAAAAGAAAAAATGCTCAAATGGTTGTTGATGCATTTTTGGATTTGTATGAAGGAAATAACGATTTTAAATTAATATTAAAATATAATAATTTTTGTTGGGCCGAGGTTTACATGAACGGAATGCTTGTTCCGGCAATTCAACATCCGCAAATTATTGGAATATCGTATGATCTATCAAATGAAGATTTAGTTGCTTTGTATCACAAATGTCATTGCATGGTTTACCCAACAATGGGAGAGGGTTTCGGAATGATTCCTTTTGAATCAATTGCAACAGGTATGCCAACGATTGTTACAAACGCAACTGGCTGCAAAGATTTTGCTCATTACTCAATTCCGCTAGAAGCCTCGTATGGCGAAGCATCTTGGAATAATAATTTTTACGGAGAAGACACAGGCCAGTGGGCTTATCCAGATATAGATGATTTGTCTAATCTTATGATTGAAGTTGTTAATCATTATGATGATTTTAAAAAGTACACAATTAAATCTGCAAAAATAATTCACAACGAACATTCCTGGTCTAGTATTGCTGATAAAGTAATAGAGAGAATTAATTTTTTTGAAAATTCTGTTAATAACACCTAAGTATTATTAAGTGTTCTAAAATATTAATTCTGATAAACTTATTAATTCCCACTTATTAGGAGGCACCTTGTCTATTTTATCCAACGAGTTTTTATCACCTTATTTGCAAAAACAAGCTCCATGGGGCTTTGGAGGTCTTGGTGAAGTTGTTTACATGCGCACATATAGTCGCAAAATCGGTGACACTGGTAGAAACGAAACATGGGTGGAAACTCTTTCAAGAGTAATTAATGGAGCTGTAGAAATTGGTGTTCCATTTACTCAGCAAGAAGCAGAAACTTTGTTTGATCATATGTTTAATTTAAGATGTAGTGTTGCTGGAAGATCTTTGTGGCAACTTGGTACACCGCTTGTACAAAAATTTTCAGGCACATCTTTGAATAATTGTTTTTTTACTAACATTGAAAAAATTGAAGACTTTGAATTGCTGTTTGATTATTTGATGCTTGGCGGTGGTGTCGGCTTTTCGGTAGAGCGTTCAAAAATTCACGATTTACCAAAAGTAAAACATGTTGAATATATTTCTTCCGAAAGAACACACGATGCTGATTTTATTATTCCAGATTCAAGACAGGGTTGGAGAGAATTACTCCATAAAGTACTTGAGTCTTATTTTGTAACCGGCAAATCTTTTACATACTCAACTATTTTGATTCGTGAGTTTGGAGCACCAGTCAAAACATTTGGCGGCACAGCTTCCGGACCTGGTGCTCTTGTAGATGGTATTAATGATATTTGTAATATTTTTAATCAAAGAGTTGGGAAAAAACTTCGCTCAGTTGATGTTCTTGATATTTGTAATATTATTGGCAGAGTAGTTGTTTCTGGTTCTTCGCGCCGTTCAGCACAAATTGCAATTGGAGACCCCGATGATGTTTTGTTTTTACGAGCTAAAAACTGGTCGTCAGGAGATGTTCCTGGTTGGAGAGCTAATAGTAATAATTCTATTTATGCAGACTCTTATAGTGAAATCATGTCTGAACTCTGGAAGGGTTATGACGGTTCTGGTGAACCCTACGGTTTAGTAAACAGAAAGCTTGCAAGATCTTATGGTCGGCTTGGAGAAAAAAATGTAGATAACTCTGTTGAAGGATTTAACCCATGTGCTGAAATTGCTCTTGGCGATGGTGAATCTTGTAATCTAGCTACAATATTTTTGCCAAATGTTGAATCATTAGAACAGTTTAAAGAAATTTCAAAACTTTTGTATATGATACAAAAACAAGTAACAAGGCTTTCTTACCCTTACGAAAAAACAACAAATATTGTAAGAAAAAATGCAAGACTTGGCCAGTCTGTTACTGGAATACTTCAGTGTTCTGAAGAAAAAATTAATTGGCTTTCTGATGTATATTCTTATCTTAAAGATTTTGATAAAAAATATAGTAAAGAAAAAGGATGGAATAACTCAATTAGACTTACAACTGTGCAGCCTTCAGGAACGCTATCTTTGCTTGCAGGCGTAACTCCTGGAGTGCATCCGGCTTTTGCGCAATACTATATTCGCAGAGTAAGGTTTAGTTCAGTTGACCCTCTAGTAGCTTCTTGTCGTAAACGTGGTTATAAAATCGTTTGGGATGTTGGTATTGATGGGCGAGAAGATCATACTAAATATGTTGTTGAATTCCCCTGTAAATCACCAGAAGGCTCTGTGTTAGCAAAAAATATGTCTGCTATTGATCAGCTTGAATGGGTAAAAAAGCTTCAAACAGTTTGGGCTGATAATGCGGTTTCCGTAACTGTGTATTATCGCAAAGAAGAGTTGCCAGAAATTAAAAAATGGTTAAGTCAAAATTATGATAACAACATTAAGTCCGTATCGTTTCTGCTTCATGTTGACCACAATTTTTTGTTACCGCCATATGAAGAAATAACAAAAGATGAATATGAAAAGGCTATATCTAAGCTAGATTTTTCTGTTGAAATACAACATCTTGTTTCTAATGGAATGCTTGACCTTGATGAATGCTCAACAGGGGCTTGTCCGATCCGTTAGTTACCAAAAAATATTACTTCTGAGGTAATCGTGTACACTATTTAACAAAAATCGTGTATAATTGTATCTAAATGGAACTTGATATAGTCAAAAACAAAAAAATATGGATACCGCCAAGAACATGGGGTGTATGTATTTGGGTTTTGCCAGATGGAAAAGCCTTGATGGATTCTGATGGTAATGCTTTATCAGCGGAAGGATTTGTTGATGACCCAGAAATTGAGGCAAAAGTTGCTGCTGCTGGAAAATATTGGTCTGGAAGTGAAGAAGGTAGTGTTGCCTGGATTCATGGCGCAAGAAAAGTTAGTCATTCAGAAAGAGAAGATCAGGTTGATAGAATGAATAATGGCTTAATGCCAGATCCATTTGAAGACAGTTTTGATAATTTAAAAAAGAGGTAATATGGATAAAAAAACTTATTATGTTGAAGATGAAGTATCTAATAACGAAATTGAAGATTTATTTTATTTTTCCGAAAATCCGGCAGTAGTCACTGAAGATCCTTTTGCCAAAGTTAATGTTAATAGTTTATCTATTAAAATGAAAAGAAAAATCAACCGTCTTTCAAAAAAATTTGAAGGAGAAGATGGCACTAAGACGAAATATATTGACCCTCTACAGCTTGATGGGTACACGCTTTATGATGTCGTTTCCCCGCCTTATGATTTAGATACATTAGCCGGTCTATACGATTCTAGTGCAATTCATAATGCATCAATTGCTGCAAGAGTTATGAACACAGTTGGGCTTGGTTTTGAATTTGTAGAAAACATGAGGGCAAAAAGAAAAATAGAAAAAGCTTCTGATGATGAAGAAAAAATGTATAGAACAAGAAAATCTTTTCAAGATGAAAAAGAAAGACTAGAAGAAATTTTTGAAAATGTAAATGTTGAAGAAACATTTCTTGAAACAATGATTAAAATTTGGCAAGATGTTTTAACAATTGGTAATGGTTATATGGAAATTGGTCGTAACAATTCTGGTCAAATTGGATATATAGGACACATTCCAGGAACACTTGTGCGTGTTAGAAGAAAGAGGGATGGCTTTGTGCAAATTGCTAACAGTAATAAAATCGCAGCCGTGTATTTTAGAAATTATGGCGATAAAGAAACCCCTGATCCAATTAATGCAGATAATAATCCAAATGAAATTATTCATTTTAAAACATACTCCCCAAAACATACCTACTACGGCATACCATCTTCTGTTTCAGCCGCAGCTGCGATTATTGGAGATAAATTTGCTAAAGAATATAATATTGATTATTTTGAAAATAAAGCAATCCCTCGTTATGCAATTGTTCTTAAAGGTGCAAAACTTAGCAATAAATCAAAACAAGAATTGATTAATTATTTTAGAAAAGAAGTTAAAGGTCGTAATCACGGGACTCTTGTTATCCCCATTCCTTCTTCAATTGGCTCTGACAGCGATATACGGTTTGAAAAACTTGAAGCTGGTGTGCAAGACTCTTCTTTTGATAAATATCGTAAATCTAACAGGGATGAGATTTTAGTAGCCAACAGGGTTCCCGCTCCAAAAGTTGGTGTGTATGATAATGCAAATTTGGCAGTATCAAGAGATGCTGACAAAACTTTTAAAACTCAAGTTATTGGGCCAGATCAAATAATTATAGAAAAAAAGATAAATAGAATTATTGCTGAGTTTTCTAATTTATTAGAATTTAAGTTTAAACGAATTGATTTGATTGATGAAGACATTCAGTCTAGAATTAATGATAGATATTTAAGAACAGAGATTTTGTCACCAAATGAAGTTAGAGCAACCCTCGGGCTTCCAGAAAGATCTGATGGCGATGAAGTTTTGCCGTTCCCAACAAAAGTTAAGAAAGAACAATCTGGGCCAGGTGCTCCGGTTGGAAATTCTAATAATATATCCTCTCAACCAAGAAACGCTCGTTCTGATACGCCGGAAGGCTCTTCGGATCCGAGGGAATCTGGAGACCAAGCCGAGAGAGGGCAAGTACAAGATACCACAGGAGGTTCTGAATGAGTTACGAACATGGAATCGTTTTTTCCAATACAGCCGCAACTAGCGCAAGCGGTACAGGCGGGGTTGTTTCTTTGAATACGCACACTAGCTGTATTCATTTTTACAATACACATGCAAGTACAGCAGCAACTGTCAAGCTAAATGGCGGTCCGCATGAGGTTGTAATCCCAGCAAAAGATAGCGGTGGCGGTTATGTTGAAATTGAGGGTGACTACACTAAGTTTCAAATTATGACAGCCGGAGTTACTTTGGCTGTATATGCAGTTGCATAATTTGCATATATTTAAATAGTATAATATACTTTAATATAATATATGGATAACTTTAATTTTTCATTTCCAATTAATATGATTAAAAAAGAGCAACGCATTGTTTCTGGCATTGCTACTGCTGATAATGTTGATAAGTCAAATGATGTTGTTGATTTCACAGCATCGGAAATTGCTTTTAAAAACTGGCAAGGTAATATCAGAGAGATGCATGCCCCAATTGCTGTTGGTAAAGCTATTAGCTATAAACCAGTTAAGATGAAAGATGCTAATGGTAAAGAGTATAATGCCATTCAAGTAGAAGCTTATATTTCAAAAGGTGCCGAATCAACTTGGCAAAAAATTCTTGACGGAACTCTTCGTGCTTTTTCAATTGGCGGGAAAATTATGAAAAAAGAAGTTTTGGCTGGTAAGCTTCATAACAACCGACCAATTAATATTATTAAAGAATACGAACTTGGTGAGCTTAGTCTTGTTGATAATCCAGCTAATGCTCTTGCAACAATTGATCTTGTTAAAATGGATACAAATGGAAATTTGGATTATGTTCTTGATCCTGATTTTGAAAAAGCAGAGAAACCTCGTTTGAAAGACCCTAAAGGTGGGCTGACCGCTGCGGGTAGAAGGCACTTTAAAGAAACTGAAGGTGCCAACCTAAAACCTGGGGTTAAAGGGCGAGCAGACACTCCGGAAAAAATGCGCAGAAAGGGGTCCTTTTTAACTAGATTTTTCACAAACCCTTCTGGGCCAATGAAAGATGAAAAAGGAAGACCGACAAGACTTGCTTTGTCGGCAGCGGCATGGGGTGAGCCGGTTCCTCAAAATATGCAAGACGCTGCTAAATTAGCAGCAAAAGGAAGGAGACTATTAGAGAGGTATAAAAATATGAAAAAAGAAATTAATGAAAATGACGATACAAGTGGAAAAGAATTGCTTAATGATGTAAACTATGATAAGGTAATTAATATGGATGAAACATTAACTGGTGATAAACTGTCTTTAATCAAGAAATTTATTAACTGGGTTATTGACAGTCCAGATGAAGACTCAGGGCTAGAAAAGTCCGATAACGCAACTGAAACTTTAATTGAAGATGAAGTTAGTGTTGAACAAGTGGAGGATCAAGAAATGGATATTGAAGTTCTTAAAGAAACACTTGGAGCGGTAATTGATCAAAAGCTAACTGACTTTGCAAAATCTTTGAAAGAAGAAGTTGACGCAAATGTTGCGGCTAAGATTGAGGAAGTTTCCAAGAGTGTTGAAGTTCAAAAAGAAGAGTTGGCTGCAAAGCTGACAGCAACTGAAGTTGCTTTGCAAGAACAGACGGCAAAAGTTGAACAAATGGCTGCTGCTGGTGCAATGAAGAAGAGTGTGGATTCAGAAGATGAAGATGAGGTTCTTGTTAAATCAGAACCAAAAACTGAGTCATTTTGGAAAAACGTATATTTAGACCAAAGCCTTATTGAGTCTTTGGGTTACAAGTCATAAGGTAAGGAGGAAATTTACTATGGCAACACAAGAAGAAATTTTAGCAAAAGCTAATGAAGTAACAACTGGATCTGCTGCTGCTAGCGGTATTCAGTATAATAACGCAGATGGCGGCTTACTTAAGCCGGCACAATCTAACAGATTTATTGATTTCGTAGTAGATCAATCTGTCCTTATGCAGACCTCAAGAGTTGTGCGTATGCGAACACCGTCAATGGAAATTGACAAAGTGTCAGTAGGTAGCCGACTTTTGAAGAAGGCAACTGAGTTGACAGATGATGGTACAAACGCGGCAGTAACTTTTTCTAAAGTTAGCCTTACAAGCGTTAAGCTTCGTTTGGACTGGGCGATGTCAACAGAATCCCTTGAGGACAACATTGAAGGTTCTTCGCTTGAAGATCACCTTGCTCAAATCATGGCTCGTCAAACAGCTAATGACCTTGACGATTTGTTGATCAACGGCAATACCTCTTCGGGCAATAACCTTCTTAAAGCTCTTGATGGCTTTACGAAGCGAGCACTTGCCGGAGCTACTGTTGTTGATGAGGCTGGCAATAATGTTAGCCGCGCAACATATGACAGAGTTCTTCGCAATATGCCAAACAAGTATTTGCAACGCCGTAACGACCTGAGATTCTTCTCTGGCTCGGGTGTTGTTCAAGATACAGCGTTTAGCTTGCAGAATCCAAACTCGGCAACAGCTGCAACAGCTGGTGCTCCAGCTCCTGGTTCAACATATGGCGAACAAGCCTTTATGAACGGTTCTATCCGTGCAAACGGTGGTCCTGGTTCAACTGGTCTTTCACCATACGGTATTCCATTGGTTGAAATCCCATTGATGCCAGAAACAGTTGCTGGCGATTACTCGCCAACCTCGGGTTCGCATGGTTATGTAGAACTTACATTCCCGAACAACAGAGTTGTCGGTATTCACCGAGACATTACTTTGTATCGTGAATTCAAGCCAAAGACTGACTCAATTGAGTACACACAGTTTATGCGAATTGCATCCAACATTGAGAACCTTGATTCTTATGTTATTGCAAAGAACGTAAAACTCCGCACACTCTAATTGTTAATTAACTTGCACAAAAGCGGGGCGTTAAAAGCGCTCCGCTTTCGTGTTATAATTGATTTAATTTAAAATCAATGATAGGATGTATACTATGACAAATAATGAGAATGCGGTAAAATCATCTGATGTAAGCACGCCTAAAAAAACTCCAGTTAAAAAAAATATTAAAGAAAAACAAGATATTCAAACAAATGCAGAAAACCAATTAAACCCACTTGTTGTTTATTTTCAATCCGGAACAAAATATGTTATGGCCAATGGGGTAACTTTTGACCAAGCAAACAAAATGCATGAACTCCCCTTCATGGAGGCTAATTTATTATTAAGACTTGAAAACTTTAGATTAGCTAATGACGAAGAAAAGCAAATGTATTATAATACTATGGAGGGATAAATAGATGCCGAATAATTTAACGAATGCAGCAGAAAATCTAATACTAGATCACTTCTTAGGGGTAGCTAACTACGCTTTTGATAGTACTGTTTTTGTTGCTCTATACACCGTTGCTCCAACCGATAGCACTAGCGGAACAGAGGTAACGGGTGGAAGCTATGCTCGCCAAGCAATTACTTTTGATGCTGCTGTTAATGGCGCAACTCAGAATACATCAAATGTTGATTTTACAAATATGCCCGCAGTGACTACTGTAGCTATTGCTATTCACACTGCAAGCACTGGCGGAACCATGTTGATGTACGGAACTCTAACTACTGCTAAACAAACCGATGCTGGGGATACTTTAAGAATTGCTGCAGGCGATCTTGATATCAGCATAGACTAAGGAGGTATCATGTTGCGAAGAGAGTTTAGCGGAGCAGTGTTGCAAACATCTTTAGCTTCTTCGTTGTCAAATTCCGCAACTTCTTTTACTGTAGTAGATGGCTCTACATATCCAAATGGAAATAACCCTTTTGTTGTTGTTATTGATCGCGGGGTCAACACAGAAGAAAAAATTTTAATTTCGTCTAGGTCAACTAATGTTTTCACAGTTTCTCAAAGAGGTTATGATGGCACAACCGCTGTAGCTCATAACTCTGGAGCATTTGTTGATCATGTTCTTGACGCAAGCACAATTCAAGATATGAACACCACAACTTATGATAATGAAGTTTTGGTGTGGATGGGGGTATAAATGGCTAATTTAATTCCTAAGAGTTTTTATGTAGGTTCTGATGTTGGGGCTGGAGCTAATGTCTACACAGTAGCAAATACTGTTGGTAATTATTCAATTATCAAAAACATTAATTTGTGCAATACGACTTCATCAAATGCAGTATGTAGCATTCATTTGCTTGTTAATGGCGCAGCCGTTTCTGCAAGTAATAAAATTATTAGCAATGTTAATGTTTTGGCAAATAATGTTGTTTATTATAATACATCAATAGTCGTACCTGCTAATAGTTCAATTCATGCAACTCAGGTTACAGCAAACGCCGTGACATTTACGATTAGCGGTGTAGAATATGCCTGATCTTAACAGGTCCTTACTATCCGAAGCAGAGAACGCAGATACCCTTGGTGGTTTAACTGATGTTACATTAAATGCTCCAGCAGAATTTGAAAGTCTTGTTTACAATGGCACTGCATGGGTAAACCAACATGTTCCAGTTTCTTCTCTAGTACAAAATGCTGAAGCAAACACTCTAACAACAGGAACCGTTGTCTACTTGTTCGGCGGAACAGGAGATCATGCTTCTGTTAAAAGAGCAGATTATACATCAGATACTACATCTTCAAAAACAGTTGGAGTTGTTGCAGCGAATATAGCTTCTTCACAAAACGGAACAGTTATTACTCGTGGTTATGTTGATGGTATTGATTTAAGTACTGGTTATGCCGAAGGTGATGTTCTTTGGCTTGGAACAAATGGCCAATTTACAAAAACAAAAGCTGTTGCTCCTAACCATCTTGTGTTTATTGGTGTTGTTGTTCGTGCAACCAATAATGGTATTATTTATGTAGCAACACAAAATGGTTATGAACTTGATGAGCTTCATAATGTTGCTATCTCAAACACTGTTGCTTCTGGTGAATTTTTAAAGTATAACGGAAGTCTTTGGGTTAATGATGCAATTGATCTTAGTACAGACACTGTAGGTAATTATGTTGCTGGTATTACTGGCACAGCTAATGAGATTAGCGTTTCTGGTTCAGGAAGCGAAGGTGCAAGTGTAACTATCGGCCTACCAGCCAATGTTGTTATCGCTAACAATCTTACAGTTACAGGTGATTTAACTGTTAGTGGTAACACAACAACAATTAATACCGCAAACCTTAATGTTGAAGATAATTTCATTTTGCTTAACTCTGGTGAAACTAGCACACCTACATTAAATGCCGGTGTTGAAGTTGAAAGAGGAACATCTACAAATGTTCAAATTCGGTGGAATGAAACTACCGATAAATGGCAATTCACAAATGATGGAAGTACATATACAGACCTCGGTGCAGGCGGTGCAACCATCTCTGAGACAGCCCCAGCTTCTCCTGTAGCGGGGCAAGTTTGGTTTGAGTCTGATACAGCCCAAACTTATGTTTATTATGATTCTCAATGGATTGAGATTGGCGCTGCTCCTGGTCTTGCAAGCGTTTCTAATTCAGCCCCAAGCTCTCCTGCAATCGGTCAATTCTGGTTTGATTCAGATTCTGGCGCTACAAACATTTATTATGATTCACAATGGATTGAAGTTGGCGGGGGTGGAACAGTAGTAACTGTTTCTGATACAGCCCCAGCATCGCCTGCTTTGGGTCAAGTATGGTTTAACTCTTCAGATGGCGGGACTTATGTTTATTACGATTCTGTATGGACAGAAATTGGCGCAGTTCCACCAGGAACATTAAATACAGTTATTGACGCAAAAGGCGATTTACTTGTTGGAACAGCAAATGATACTCTTGCAAGATTAGCAACAGGTACTAACGATCAAGTGCTTACAGTTGACACAAGTACTGCTACTGGTTTAAAATGGAGTACACCCACAACTTACGCAACAACTGGTAAGGCAATTGCCATGGCGATTGTTTTTGGCGGTTAAGGAGAATTTATGGCAGCACCAAATATAGTAGGCGTAACAACGATTACGGGCAAAACAGCAGTTCAGGCTGTTACGACTTCGGCTACGGCTATTGTTACCAATTCGGCGGCTTCGGGTAAAGTTTTTAAAATTAACGCTCTTTATGTATCAAATGTTGACGGGACAAGTGCGGCTGATATAAATGTTGATTTATATCGTTCTTCTACTGCTTATCATATTGCTAAAACTGTTTCGGTTCCCGCAGATGCTACTTTGGATATTATTTCCAAATCCATTTATTTAGAGGAGGGCGATACTCTCCGTTTAACAGCAAGCGCAAACTCAGATCTTGAAGCAGTTTGCAGTTATGAGATTATTGCCTAATGCGTTCTAACGGCGGAATTATTGGAGCAAAGAAGACTGTAAGTACTTCTGCTGCGTCCGGTATTTGGGCTATTCGTGATGCACAAAGAGAAACTGGTGCAAACAATTGGCCAGCTTTGGGTGATTTTCATTCTATTTCTACAATCACTGTGGGTTCTGGTGGCACTGGTTCAATAACTTTTAGTTCTATTCCTAGCACCTATAGCCATTTACAAATTAGACTTATAGCGCAAACTAATAGAAGCACTGCCGATAATGCAGACGATATGTACGTTAGATTTAATTCAGATTCAACAGATAATTATCCATTTCATAGATTACGAGGAAGCGGCACTTCTGTTGATACCGCTGGAGCCGCAACAGGAACTGGATTTACGGGAATATTATTACCAACTGCCGCAGGCATAACATCAAATGCAAACAATTATGGAACATCAATTATTGATATTTATGATTACGCAAATTCAAACAAATATAAAACATTGAAGACACTGTGCGGAACAGATGCTAATGCTAGTCCATCTTTTATCACATTTGCGTCTGGATTTTGGCGAAATACCTCAGCAATAACTAGCATTACTATTATTCCAGGAATTGGTAATACCTTTTCCCAGTACTCACATTTTGCTCTATACGGGATTAAAGGATAGTCATGGCTGTAACATATGAACCGATAAACACAACTACATTAACATCGGCTGCTTCTTCTGTGACTTTTAGTTCTATCCCGCAAGCATATACCGATTTGGTTTTGATTTCATCTCCAATAGCAACAACCGATGGCATGTCGTTGTATGTCAGATTTAATAGCGATACTGGTTCAAATTATTCACGAACAACTATCTCTGGTTATGGTACATCAGCAGGTAGTACAAGACACTCAAATGTTACCTATATAGGTTCAGCTTGGCAGGTTGGAGGCGGAACTGGGGGGATTAGTCCACATATCCACAACATTCAAAATTATTCAAACTCAACAACATATAAGACAGTTATTTTTAGAGGTAATAATTACCCATACGGTGGACTTTCCGAAGTAACTGCTGAAGTCGGATTATGGCGTAATACGGCAGCAATAACTTCTATAAACGTATCTTATGTTAGTAACTTTGCTATAGGTTCAACTTTTACTTTGTACGGGATTAAGGCTGCGTAATGGCTACGCATGTTCTGATTCAGACTGTGACGGTTGGTTCTGGTGGTGCTGCAAGTATTGCATTTACTTCAATACCACAAACCTACACGGACCTATTGATGGTTATGTCCATACGAACAAACAATAACTCAGTTGCTGATTACGCAAGTATAAGTTTTAATTCGTCAACATCATCTTTTAGCTTAAGGACTCTATACGGTACTAGCTCTGCTGCAGGAAGTACGACTTATACAACTTCGCCAGATTCGCTAATTGTTGGACAGGTTGTTGGCAATACTGCGACAGCAAGCGTTTTTTCTAGCGGCTCAATCTACATACCTAACTACACTTCAAATATAAACAAATCGTACTCAACAGACGCTGCAAGAGAAAACAACACGATAGCAAACGAGATGGCGCTGAGTTCTGGAGTATGGTCCAACACCGCAGCAATAACTTCAATAACGCTTACATCATGGGCAGGCGCAACATTGTTACAATACTCATCAGCATCCCTTTATGGAATATCTAAAACATAGGAGAAATACAATGGCAACAAAACTAATCATCAACTGCTCAACAGGCGAAAAAACTGAGGTTGAACTCACCGCAGAAGAAATCGCCCAACGAGAAGCAGACGCAGCATTGTTCGCAGAACAAGAAGCGGCACGTCAGGCTGAACAAGAAGCAAAGGCTGAAGCAAAAGCATCAGCCGTAGCCAAACTTTCAAGTCTGGGGTTGACTGAAGATGAAGTTAGCGCTTTGTTAGGCTAAACCATAAACAGTGTAAAATAGGACATGGCTTTAGTTTTCCCTTCATCTCCCGCCCCTAATGATACATATACAGTAGGTCAACGTACTTGGACATGGAATGGTTCTATTTGGGAGTTAAGCGCCGATACGATTGGGGCGGCAACTGTTACTGCAAGTGAACTTGCTTCAAATGCTGTAACCACGGCAAAAATTGCAGACGAAAATGTTACTACCGCAAAACTTGCAAACTCAAATGTTACAGCGGCAAAGATTGCATCTGATGCCGTTACAGAAGCAAAAATAGCCTCAAATGCTGTCACAGAGGCAAAGATCGCCAACTCTTCAATCACAACAGCCAAGATTGCCGCTGGTGCAGTAGAGGAATCGGATATTGCTTCTAGTGCGGTAACAGAAGCAAAAATTGCCTCAAATGCAGTAACTACAGGAAAACTAGGTACAGATGTCCAACTTGGTTATCGCAATGTAATTATCAACGGTGCTATGCAGGTCGCACAAAGAGGAACATCAACAGCCAGCATCACGAGTACTGGATATTTCACAACCGACCGTTATGCGCTGGGAATAATTACGCTTGGAACTTGGACTCAATCAACCGAAAATGATGCACCAACTGGCTCTGGTCTAAGAAAATCCACAAAAGTTTTATGTACAACCGCAGATGCTTCTCCTGGTTTTGGCGATTTAATTTATTTCCAACAGTCAATTGAGGGACAAAATGTTCAAAATTTTGCAAAAGGAACCTCATCCGCCAAACAATTCACTCTTTCTTTTTGGGTCAAATCAAATGTTACTGGCACCTATGTTGCAGAACTTTACGATATTGATAATACGAGGTCAGTATCCGCAACCTATTCGGTTTCTGCCTCAGCGACTTGGGAAAAGAAAACAATTACTTTCCCAGCAGATACGACGGGGGCGTTTGATAACGATAATGGTGGAAGTCTTTCACTAAATCTATGGTTGGGTGCTGGCTCTGGTTACTCAGGAGGAACCCTTGCTACAACTTGGGCGTCTGTTACAGCAGCAAATAGGGCTGCTGGTCAAACGAACCTTGCCGCCGCTACGAACAACTATTGGCAAATCACAGGTATTCAACTTGAAGCAGGGTCGGTTGCTACACCATTTGAGTTTGAGGACTACGGCGTGACATTGAGGAAATGTCAGAGGTATTACTACCGAGTCGGCGGTGAGTCGGCTTATCAAAGTTTTGGATTAGGTTCTGCAAAAAGCACCACAGTTGTAGCATTTCCAGTTCCAAATCCTGTAACTATGAGAACAGCCCCAACGTCTGTTGAGTTTTCTACATTAATTTGTTTTGATGGCAATGGTTTTACTGGTGCGGCTTCAGCAGTTACATTGGATGGTGCAACGTCAAACAACCCACGAGTTAATGTCACGGTAACAGGTGCGACACAGTTTAGACCGTATGAGTTACTCACAAATAATTCAACATCAGGTTACATTGGGATAAATGCGGAGTTGTGATGTATTACTACCTTGACATTGACAGTTTGAACGGCACACAACGCCACATTCTGCAACCACTTCCCAATGGCGGAGTTAAATCGTTCCCACTTACCGATGACAACCCGAACAAACCTGCTTATGATGCTTGGGTAGCAGAAGGCAACACCGCCGAAGAATGGGATAATAGTTAAATGGCTATTAACTTTCCAGATTCTCCAGTAACCAACCAGAATTATTCGGCTGGCGGAAAAACATGGGTGTATAATGGTGACGCATGGACACTGGTAGGTGTAACGACAATTCCATTTGGTAATTCGTTTAACTTAGACGGTGGCAAAGCAAACACTAATTTCGGTGGAGTAAGCGCCATTGATGGAGGATCTGCTTAATGGCTACACAAATTCAATTGCGCAGGGATACGGCGGCTAACTGGACTTCTGCTAACCCAACTCTTGCTGAGGGCGAAATTGGCTTAGAAACAGACACTACTTACTACAAGATTGGTACTGGGTCTACGGCGTGGACTTCTTTGGCCTATGGTTCTATTCTTGGATCATTAGCGGACAATTCAGTAACTACTGCAAAAATTGCCGATGATGCAGTAACTGCTGCAAAACTCGCTGATACTGCAGTAACCCCAGGTTCATACACAACCACTAACCTAACCGTTGATGCACAAGGTAGAATAACTTCTGCCTCTAACGGAACGGCTGGGACACCAGTTGATAGCGATCAAACAGTTCTAAGCACACAAGTATTCGGATAGTATAGGAGACATATGGCAACATTTACTAAAGTCAAACTCGGTGGCAGCACGAATGGTCGTGGCATACTTGTGGCCGCAACTTCTTCGCCGGGAACTAACATACATACGACCACGACGACTACTTCAACCATTGACGAAGTTTGGTTGTATGCACAAAATACTGATACCACTGCACGAAAATTGACTCTTGAGTGGGGTGGTACTGGTAGTGGTGACATCATTGAGTTCACTGTGCCTGCTGAGTCAGGGTTGTATCTAGTATCTGCTGGTCTAATTCTCTTATACAACGGCTCTACATCAACGACCATTGCAGCCTTTGCTGCGACTACGAATGTTCTTAGCATTTATGGGTTTGTAAACCGAATCACGGCGTAAGGGTATAGCGATGTCTAGATACGGTCAGCGCACTCGGGTAGGGCAAGCGGTATCAAGTTTCGGGCAGCCTGCTACGGGTATTCCTTCTGGTGTTGAATATGTTTGTATCGCTGGTGGTGGTGGTGGTGATAGCGCTGTCGGTGGTGTAACTTTCGGTGGTGGTGGCGGTGCTGGCGGTTATAGGAGTAGCGTTAGTGGAGAAAACTCAGGTGGTGGTGCTAGTGCGGAATTACCTTTTACTCCTTCTAGCGGTGTTATTTATACGATTACTGTTGGTGCTGGTGGCGCAACTGCCACAAATGGGTCAAATAGTTCAATCGCTGGCACGGGTTTAACAACGATTACTTCCACTGGTGGCGGTAAGGGTGGTGGTGCTGCTGGAAACGCAAATTCTGGCGGTAGTGGTGGCGGTGGAAAA